AACAGCATTTCGGGTATCAGTAGCAAAAGGTTGTTCAATAATTTGCTCATGAGTCCAAGGTAACATGATAAGTTTACCTTCAGATTCTGCTGAAACCGACGATACTGCCCGTGTGACACTTGATGTGCTGCCAACTACGTTTGCAGATGTGGTAAATGTACCTGATACATTTTCGATATATAGTCTTGATCCTACCTGATACTTAAGAGTACCAGTTGTGGCACCCTGTGTAATTATTTCACCATTTGAATATGTACCGGAAACTGCAATTGTCACTAATGTATCTTTTGTAGATGCGGTGACATTTGTTGAATTTGCAGATTTAAATTCTAATTGAACATCATCTAGCTTAAATGTTGGTCTTGCTTCGTTTAAAGTTGGATCAATTGCAATCTTATAATCTGGATTTTGTGGATCTCCGATATTATGTCCAGTAAATGGATCGACTAAAAGACCATTTTTAAATCTATCTGCGCCAGATGAATCGGCAAAAAATGTAGATTTTGCATCTGATTCAAGTAGAGATAATGAAGTATAATATTCTATATTTTCAATTCGCTGACGAAGTGTACCAATATCCTTCATTGTAAATCGAACTTGTCTTATAGGAGTGAGCTGATTTGCAATATCGGTTCTGCCGTTTGGCGAAGTGGCAGTACTGATTCGTTTTGCATTTTCAAAGGGTAATGATGGATATGGAGCAATATCAATAATTGCAAGTGTTAAACCATCACCCGATGGAACTGGTGTTTGTGGATTAAGAGATGGAACACCTTTAATGACACCAATTTCTGCACGAGAATTTATTACAATCCTATCTTTACGAGGTAGATAATAATCAAGATCCACCGTAAAGTTCTCATTTGGAGCCATAAATCTTAAACCGCCGGAAGGTTCAACAATGGCAGTAGAGGTAGCTGGATTACGAGAAATATTTGTAAGTGTAGTTACACTGTTTGCCGTATCAGTGATACGAGGTCGAATATCAATATAATTCCGTAGATCATACTGTACCCCAGTTGTAGGTGATTTATATACTGGAATTTCAGCTGTCTGAATAGCAGTAGTATTTGCCGTATTTGCATCATCAATTGGATAAGAATCTACTGAGAAATAACCAACACCTGATGATGTATCGTGTGTAAAGTAGTCAAACTTTACTAGATAAACATCACCATTTGCTACAGCACGAGATGAAGTAGATTTTAATTTAAGTTTTGCATGATTATAGAAATTATCTCGCATACCGGTATCAATTTCAAAATCGTTGGTTACATCTGTACCTTGAGATGTAGTAGTAAAGAAACTATTACCGGTTTTTAGTCTTACTTCACGCAGTTTATGACCATCAGAGAGACCAAGATTCCATGGACCAGCAGTTGTACCAGAATCCGAGACATTAATTTCTACATAACGATTTTTATTAATTGTCTTTGCAATTTCCTGACCATCAGTTTTTTGTAATTCACAATACACTGATGCATCAATTGTAGAACTTAATGTTTCCTGAATATCAATTGTTGCGGATGTGGCCGAGTTAATATTAACTGTACGATCGGATGCATCACCACCAACACCATTTAGAGAAATAACCTGTCCAGGAACAAATTGTTTAAATACAGTTGCGGATGAAAGAGTAGATCCTTCACCCGGCCCATATACATTTACTGATGTTGAATTGTTTAGATTTGATACAACATAGGTGTTTGCTTCACCTTGAAGTTGTAGAATATCACCAATATTATATTTTGTGGTAACAGATGTAAGACCAGTAATTGTATTGGAACCAGCCACTCGAGCTGCTCCAGTATCAATAGGACTTGCGCTATTTGCTGTACCTCGCATTACCACATAGAAATTTTCTCTTTCTTGGGTACTGTTTAAAGCACCAGTCGAGAAAGGAAATACTTCGTCAGCCGCGCCTGTAGTAATGGTAACTGTACCATTTGTAGCAATACTGAGAGAACCGAATTCTTTTAAGAATCGATATGTGTTATCAATTGATCCACCCGTATCGCGAAGAGTCTTAATATTATCTGCGGGAATTCTAAAAATAGCTCTGTTAAAGCTGGTATCATTAAGAACAGCATTACCGCCTGTTAGCACTGTATCAGCAAAACCATCATGAGTAGAATCGTTATAATAGACTGATCTGACATAACTAAAGTTATTTGCTGTCATATTAATATCATAAAGATATAGATTATAACGACCAGCAGCATCACCCTTTGTTCCAGATGTATATTCTACAGCACGAACGCGCGCCTCACCGATCTTATTACCCCGCGGGGCGAGTGATGAGATAGAATTATTTGCAATCGCATTCATCTTTGTGTCGTATAATTCAACACGATCGTGTCCATTCAGATCCCATGTTCCTACGACATTATCTACAACTGTATAGTTACCATAATTTGCAGGAATGGGTAAAGCCTCTACTGATTCGTAATCAGTACCCTTATCGATATCAATATGAGCTGTGACATGATTTTCTAACTCAAACCCCTTCACATATGCTTTGCCTGGTGCAACATCTGCTGATAATTTATTTACATCACCACCGTTTGCAACCGTATATACACCCTGATTTGTTCCAGAGGCAAGATGTTCTCTCAGTCGGATATTAAGTCCATTTACAAGATAATCACCAGATTCATCAGAGGTTCTACGTGCAAGATATTCATTAAGAATTGAATACATTGGCTTTTCGCCATTAAATTCAACCTGGCCAGATTTTGTTCTAAATTTTTCAATAAAATTAGATGTTGCGGTATCAGTAATTTCCTTTGATACCAGTGTTGCGGTTAGTTTTAATCTATTTGCACCAGGTGCTGCATAGTTATACGCGCCCTGAGCTGGATCTAAAAGTGTAGAATCAGAAGCTGATGTTACAATTGATTCCGTGATATCATATCCAACCTTTACAGTCGGTGTTGGTGAATATCGACCAATTACCAAAGACTGTTCATCTACTCGAATAAAATGATCCTTTGCATAAATAACGCCGGATCCCATAGTTACTCTTGCCCCTTTATTTGCTACAATATCTGCACTACCGGTAATTACATTTGCAGAGAGACCTGTGTTTGAGTTAAGTACCTCTGCGCTTGCAAATTTTCTTGTGGTATTATTTGCACCAGCATTTTGATATTTAATATAAAGAGTTTTTGTATTTGTAGAAGTTTCTGTACCTTCTAATGAATCGTAAACAATAGCCGTCATACCAGTGGTACCACCAGTAATTAGTGATCCTACAAAAGCGGCTGCATTTACAGATGCGCCGTTTTGATCATTATCTCTAATTTTAATATAATCAATTTTTTTGTCATAATTCATCTCCAACCCACGAACAGTACTACCTTCAACGAAAATATGTTCAGCTAATCTATCAAGCTGATTCTGCTGAATTGTCTGCATCTGCGTGAGTTCACGGGCCTGTACAGCCAGACCTGGACGATAAAGAATTCTATGAAAGTTTTTACCTTCCGCAAAATCATCATAATAAGGATCAACATTGAAGTCGGTTGTAAGAGATGCTGTATTTGCAATTGCCATTCTTTGAAATCCTTAGAACTTCACTACTAGTTTAATATCTTCAATTTGATCTGCTGCACGTGAAATAGGTGCTCTATTTTCAACATACACAATATCACCAAAATAGGGCTTGAGTGAACCATATGTAACAACACCAAGTGTTGCTGTAATCCCGCTTGTGAGTCCTGTAATTGTTTCAGTTGTGGTAAATGTACCGTTAGATTTTGAATCAATTACACGAACTGTACCAGCTGTATTAGCAGCATTTGTATTTGCAAAGCTCACCAACTTACCAGTAGCACCAGACGTACCACCACGAACTGTTTCATCGAGCGTAAATGCTCCAGAACCACTAACAGACGTTACTGCTAATTGAGTTGTCTGATCATATGATGCACCATTTGCTGCAGTACCACCAACATCAAGTAATGGATCCTTGACTAGACCTAATGTTCTGAAATCATTTGTAGTTGGGAATGTATTAGATTCTGAGCCACTTAACTGAACATTGAGAACCACATTATGCGCTGCTAGTTCTGAAATTGGATCTGAACCATGGCCACCTGGTGGTGTAATGTATGCATTTGCGCTTGCACCTGTACCATGTGAACTGTTTGCACTGATAACAACACTTGCTTGTGAATAGTTTGATCCACTTGAAATAATATTAATATAATTTACTGCGCCTGACGTTACATTGGCATAAGCAGTTGCCCCAGTACCATCACCAGTAAATGTAATATATGGTGACACTACATAAGTTGAAGAAGTGTTTGGTGTTGTACCAAAGATAGTTGCCAACTGTACAACTTTGGTTGCTCCATTATAGTCAGTAATTTCTCTAACCTGACCTGCACCTAGACCAGACGTAATGTAAAGTCCTGAACCATTATAAATGTTATCGGTAGTATTTGCAGTTGCTGCAAGAGTCATAGTATCACCGTCTGCAACTGCAACTAATGTGCCGGTATTTGTAAGATAACCAGAGCCACCAGCATATACATCAACAACTTCAATGGCGCCATTCGAGGCTGCCTGTTGTACATCCCACTGAGCCGAACCATCATCAGCTGAGAGTGTTTTCACTGGAATCCAATTTGTCGATAGGAATTTTAGAGCTTCACCTGAACCAATGGTATACAGGAATTTCCAACGATAACCATCAGCTGTAACAAGAGTAGATGTAGATGTACCTGTTGGTTCGACAGTAGATGCCGCGCCTTTATTATTAAAAAGACATTTATATACGTTATAACTACTACTTACAATGTAGAAGGTATTTGAACTTGCTGGTTCTGAAAAGAGTGATGCATTAGCAATATCATACTCACGATATACCTTACCACTTGTCCAATTATATCGAGGCGCGGCATATGAAATGTCGGAGGTCTGAAGTTTCTTTGCCGCAATCATCTCTCTCCAGAAATCAAATTCTGTGTGCTGAATCGAGTCAACTGGAGCTGGTGGATCATTATCATCTGGCCAAGCTGTAACGCGAGAGACGAATAGATACATTCGTGTTAAGGCAGCTTCAGTGAATGCCTCATAAAACTGTTCTGCGTTATGTTGACGGAACTTTCTAGTAACTAGTCCTGGCATTTAATCTCGCCCTTTATACATCCATTTTGTTTTATTTATAATTTTAAGCTGAGGTGTTTGAAACATAATAGAATATAGCATTAGATGTAGTACTCTGTTCATAAGCCGTATGCAGAGTCATTATACTATTATTAGAAATTGTATTTGCAAAGTACATACCATTTGCTGTAGTACCAACAATGAGAATAGCAGTATTACCAGCCAATTCGGTGGTAAATGTAGATGAATTATTACCTGTAACATTGAATGAACCATTGGTGACATCCATACCGCCAGTACCTAGAGTGAGCAATCTGGTATGTGTATTCATCGTTACAACTGGTGTGGTTGCAATTGTCTCAAGGTCAATTTGAATTCTATCTGTGACTGATGATTCATAATCTATTGTTGGAATTGTAATATCAACATCTGTAAATGATTTAATCCTACCAAACATTTTAGTACCGGCTGGATGTAAAATATCCTGTACCAATTTACGGTATGTGTTTGTTGACTGATTAGATTCAATCTCGTATGAGAATTCCTGATAATAGAAATTATCCTGAAGT